CTTTTCAATTCCATAGCATGTAAGATTAAACTCCTTTAAAACGCCATTAAAGAAATCCGCTACTTTCATATCTGGTAAATATGCTATTGGATCAATCTGCAATTGTACGGCAATAGTAGCTGTATCCGAATAGAATATATTTTGCACTTGAGTAGTAGCACCTCCTCCGAATGATGTGCCAAGTTGCTGATACTTGCATCTAAATTGTATATCTTGAGTTGCCGTTGATCTAAATCTGAAGTAGATGCTTTTATTTAATCCTTGTACATTTAAATCATTAGCTACAATAAACTCTTGAGCGCCACTACCATCATATGTATTATTTAGTACATCATTTATGTATACATCGATATAATAAGTATCCGATGTACTTACGCTCAAAACTTCTATAGATGTAATATGATTAACCTGTACAGGGCCAGGACTTACAGAAGGAAATAATGTAAACCAATCATAATAGGTATAAGTAAGAGTATTATTTGTAAGATTAAAATAATTTAAATATGTATATGTACTTTGATTTATTAGCTGGCCACCTGTAATAAAATTAACATCTTGAGTACTTGTAAGAAAACTAAATTCTCTTTTATTTTTGCACCATAAGAAACAATTCTGAAAGCGCTTATCTTGTAAGAATGCACCTTGAAAATCTACTCCGTATTTAATCTCTATGGCCGCAAATATTCCAATAACTTTTATAGCTGGGAATAATTCATTATAGGCAATATCATCCGATCCTGTAGGAGATATATCTGTACTTGCACCATCTTCATATGTAACTATTCTATCTGTTATTATAGGATAGCGTAATGCATAATTCGTGTTTCCATTGGTTATCCTATTCTGTACTTCTGCTCCTGTAAAGGCATGGCCATAAGTAGCCAGGTAAGATAAATCCGCTAATTTCTCATCTCCGAATTTATCCTTTAGACTTGTAACCTCCCCATAGAAAGTAACTTGATAAGAATAGGCTTGATTATTTTTTATCTCCGCTTTTTCGAGCTGAATCTTTCCTCTCCTAAATGTAGTATAATCTATTTCTATGAATGCCTCTTTGCGTACATTAACATCAAACTGAGTAGATACATCCTCTATATCTCCAAAATCGCTATTGTAGAAATATGAGAATATAGCATCATTATTTGGAGTACTTGGAACTGAGAAAGATTGCGAATAGTCAGAGAATACCTTACTAATATCATTTATATCCTGTTGCTTACTTGTAACATTAATCTGCTCATCTTGAAACAAATCTAATTTATTGCCCTCTATATAAACCTGTATCTGCCTCATTACAATACATTATTTATCATATCATAAGCAAACTCAAAGTCAAGCGTATAATTGATCATGCCATCATTTAATCCTGTTTGCTTTTCAAGGCTCTTAGTTTTGACTTTTACTGGCGCATAATCTGGATTATTCTCATAATCGCAAAGCACTACCTTTTCGCTTAACATCATCTGCTGCAAGTATTCTGCATAGCCATCATTTACCCATCCTGTATTTAGCTTTATCGATTCTCTACCATTAATATTAAATTCTTGATTCTGACGTATATCCTCAGATACATACGGTAATGTTTTAGGATTGAATTTATACTCATTGGTCTTTACTTGTATAGATCGCTTCTTAGATTTTTGAAAGAATATTCTTGACCAGCTACCATATCTATTTACAAAGTCCACTACTACAGGTTGGTACTTTGGTTCGCATTGTGGTTTGAAGTATGCCGTCCACTTAATAAGAGTACCACCAGCTAACCATTCTACTTTATTGCCATTGGCTACATATGTAAGATATACTCTTGCAAAGCTTTTTACTCCCTCAGTAGTTGCAGTATAATCAAAGCTACTGCCTGTTACTAAATCAGTATATCTAATTACATCGCCGATGGACATCTGCACATCAAAACTTCCCCATGTACCATTATTTTGAGATGTAGGTATTCCAGCATCATAATTATATAAATACGTTCCCTCATCTAATAATACTGAAGGCGCTGCTGGATTATATCCATCCTCATAATAGCCAAAACCATCCGAGAATGTTCCAGTTATAGTACTACCCACCTGGCTATAAACTCCAGATACTGACTTGAATTTCTTTAACTCATAATCTACAATAAAATCAGAGCTCGTATCTATATCATATGCTAAGCCTGTTGCATTCTGCCAATGGGTAAAATTAAAATACTCTCTAATGTAAGGAGATATATTATAATACGTTTCTATCTTATTGCTTGCTGGAATCAATTTAGATAGCGTATAGGTAGGATTAATAGTACCTATATCAGCACCTAAGTACAATTCTATTTTACTTCCTGTTTGACCAGATTCTGATATCTCTATTATATGAGGCTATCTTGCTAAATTCATGCTAATTTTTTAAAGTTTTCGCTTGTAATGGTATTAAATAAATTAACCATATCTAAAGCATATTTTTCTGTTACTTCTTTAGGTAACTTTTTATAGTACTTTTCAAATGGCCTTGTAAAAAACATAGATGGCTTAATACCTTTTTGCCATATGCTTCTTATAATAGTTCTTGCAGTTTGCTCATAACTTATAAACTGCCCTGTTTCCTTATTTCTAAATTGTATTTGCTTTCTCCTTACCCATTGATTAATTCCTTTGGTTAATCCGCCTTTCTGACCGCTACCTGTACCAAACTTATATCCGCTTAGACTCTTACCACTTGATACACCCTTAACCCCTCTATCTTGATACCATCCATATTCATTCATACTGAAAGATATCTGTATAGAATTAGGAGATTCTTTAACATATGACTTAAGGCTTTTGGCCAGGCCACCAGTATCTCTTGGTAAGCCTTGCTTAGCCTCTGCGATTACTTTATCTCTAAAATCATCCAATAGCTTTTGTACCTCTCCCTTTTTCATTAGCAGATAGTCATATCATTAGGAATTAAAATATCTATGGTTAGCGTAAAGCCAGCCAGCTTATTCTCGAATCTCTCAGTAAATGGCTCACATGTTGGCGATCCATCTACTTGGAATTTATCGCTATACAAATCTCCTCTTCTTAGCATTTCATAGCATCTATTATGTACTGCCATCATAGTATTTAATATGTAGAGCTCATTATCATTGCCATCAAATTTATCTGCACTTTCAGATTTAGAGATATCAGTAATATCCATAGCCAGGATACTTATATTGTATCTGATTACATTATTCTCAAATGTAGCTTGGTTTACTATGATATGGCATAGCGGAAATATGGTTTGTTTATTTAAGTCAACATCAAAGATATCCCCTTGCGTTACCGTATTAACTAATGGATCATTTTCAAAATGCTGCTTAATCTTATCTATTATATCAAAGTAATTCATTTTCTCATTTGCCTTTTTAATTCTCTATTTTCAATTTCGTTTTTTTCTTTCTCGAACGTGAGATAGGTGAGACATTGAGTAAGTCTAAGTTTTGTAACCTCATCAAATCTGGCAACATCTCCTCCAGCACATTGATAGACTGAACTATACCATCCCCAGTTTCTGGCAAATTGAGCTCTTTCTGAGTACTCGCTGAATCCATTATCATCTTCATCTCTTTTCGTAAAAAGCTTGTCGTAGCCTTTAACAATTCTATCCCTAAATTGGATAAAAAAAAAGAGGCACTTAATGCGACATCCAAAGGAGCGAACTTCATAAGCTCTTGCATATCTGGATTAGGCTCATAATCTACTATGCTATACTTATCCTTGTATTGCTCTTTAATTGGCCTATACATTACTGCCATAGCTTTATGGTAAGTATTCCAATTCTGCATATTATGCTCTATATCTATATACTCTCCAAAACTGATATTTTCGAGATTAGGAATAAATCCGAATGAATGCTCTCCTATTTTAAAATGCCTAATTAATCCTGGCCTCTGAGAAAAGATATCTGTAAAATGCTTTATTAATTCATTTAAATCCTTTAGCCTTATTTGCATTACTTCCTTTAATTCTATACCACAAAATATCTGTATAGTCTTTTGAGCAATGAACTCCTCATCATTACTCTTCTCTTTCATTTCTATAAACTTCTGATATCTTAATAAAGGTATCTCATTTAAGCCTGTAGGTAGAGTTATATCTATCTTCATATTTATATTACTGATTATTCGTTTTTTTGTTAACTATAGAATATTATAGCTACCATAATTCTTATTCATTCCTAATGTTTCCATCTCATGATATCTAACTGCATCCAACGCATGGTTATATTGATCAATAGGCTTATTAAGGCGCTTACCACTTTTATCTACATCCCAGCAATAAGACCGTAATTCCTTTATCAGATTAGTACTTGATTTGGTAACTAAATAATCTTGCCTCTGCATTACATCGATACCATAGCTAATACTATCTCTTCCCTTAGTAGCACCCTTAATTAATATTCCGTGTTTCGCTCGCCTAATCTCCTCTATGCTTTTAGGCTCAGCGCTATCTGCTATTATCATCACATCAATAGGTAATACCTTTGCTATATCTGAATTTAACATCTTAGTTTGGTATACCTTCTCATGCAGTATCCTTTTATTATTGTATTGGTATATTTCTATAATTGCAGTAGGATCAGCAGAATAGCCAAAATCTAATCCAATGCCTATTAACCTGGCCTCAGATGGTAATGTATCTATGATGGAATAGTTATTATATACTGCTCCTTGCAATTGTCCAATTTTCCCCTCTCCATAAACCTTCCACCAGTTGTCCCAATATGCGCTTGTTTTTGCTTTTAAGCGATTCTTTTCTATCTGCTGGACTATACCCTCATCTAATCCCTCATTATCCTTGTAGGTAAGAATTATGAAATCTGCATCATCCTCATGCTTGAGCTCAGTATGCACCCAAAACTCATTAGCTGGATTAAAATCAAGATATACCTCTTTCTTTGTACGAATGGCAAGTTCATTATACGCATCAAACATTATATTATTACATTCGTTGATATAGAGAATATCTCTCCTGGCTCCTCTGAGTTTGCTGGAATCATCTGCACTAAAAAACTCTATAAAGCTACCATTGGAGAAATCATATCTT